CATTAGTTAAATTATTTTATGGCATTCTGCTCGAATTGCTGATACTGCCACGCTTTTGCTTTTGTCACAAAATCCTCCAACTCTGACAAGATTTTTCGTTTTTTGACCCTGTCTTCCGTCAGTTTGTTTAAAAATACTGTCTTTTTATCAAGGTCAGTTGTAGCTTTGCACAATCTGTCATGTACCTTCATATTCTCAGATGCCCCTGACAATTGCAGGTCCAACTCTAATATTCTGTTACATTCTATTACTTTATTTAGTTTGTCAAAAGTAGCCCATGTAACAGCGTTTCTTAGTTCGGTAAAGGTCAGTACTGTAAATGTATGTGTCTTTTCAAGCACACAACCATTGGGAGTTTGGTTGATTGTGTATTCTCCGAACAGTACATAGGACCCGTCCAATTCCTGATAAATCAGTTGACTTTCTAGTTTGAGTAGTCTTTCTTTGTCAAGAATCCTAGTCAATACTTTTAGCATCCGTTGTTCAGTTTTCTTCTTCAACTTCATTTGGTATTACCTCAAAGTAAATATTTCTCAGTTCTTTGCTAGTGTCTAAGAACTCAGGTAGCTTTTCCCATTCAGTTCCTATTTTAATCATAGGGACACCGTCACAGTCAGAATATAGATAACCAAACTCATCTATACCATCATTATACACACCCTGATAACTGATGGTAAAATCAAAATACCAGTATGATTGTGCTTCCTCTTCCTGCTCAAATAGAAACCCAAAGTCGCTAGTCTCGTCAAAAATAATAATACCTTGCTCAGGCTTAGTAATATTCTCTGGTTGGCTACGCAATGAAATTACTTGCACAACGGTGTCAAAATTACACTGTGTATTTCTATCTTTCTCCCACTGAGAATTTTTGCTGGGACTGGCGTTGTTTCTTCTGTTGGTTATTCCTGTCTGAGTAATATCAAATAGTGTATAACATCTAATCTTTGTTGTCGCCATACAGTATTTATAGAGGCAGAAAAGCCCGGGCAAAATACCCGGGCTACTTAATCAACTGATTAACTATTTGCTAGTTTAAAACCTACATTAGTAACTGTAGCACTTGACAAGTCATAGCCACTAATTGTACCTAATGCACGAATACTATCTTGTAAGCCGCTTGCGGTGCATGAAGATGACTGATATACAGCCACTGACATGTTGTTAGCACTACCACTTGCTTCTACTTGATAGAAGTGAATTGTAGCGACTGATGCAACCACACGCAATACTGATTCAATCGCTTCTTCTGGATCCATTTCGTTAGATGGGTTAGCACCTAAGTCAATACCGAAGAAGTCTAATTTAGGACCAGCTAACATTACTGGTACACCAGTAGTTGCAGAACCTGATCCGTTTGAAACGTCTAATGCGTATACTGGTTTCGCATCACCGTGAACTCTTGTAATATATGCCATGATAAATTCCTTATAATTATATTTATGCTCTGCCGGCGAAATTCTGGCGGCTGAATCCCATGCGATTAACTAACTTAACACCTTGACTTACAAAGCCTTCTTGGCTTTGTGTGCCATCTTGTAGATAGCCTTTAACTGGACTATCAGCGGCTGCTTTGTCTAACTGTGTTACAACTTTCATCTTTAAATTGTATAACGCAATCCATATAGCGAATGCACCTTGAATGCCTGCTTCGTTTTGTTGAAAGTGTTGTGTTAACTTAGCACGAATTGATTCACTCATTGGTCTAGTTTTAAAGAACTCATAGAAGTCACCGACCATGTTATCTAAGCTGCCTGACACAATCTTCTTATTGATATAAACAGTACACATCAATGGGAATACTGTTTTAACGCCTGCGGGTGGTTGTAGTATCCATGCATCTGCGGCTGCACCGTACTGTGATATTGTTTTCTGTACGGCTGAAATGTCAGCTTTTGTAATCTTCAACTTAGGTACCATAGGCATCTTAGCAGGAACAATAGCAACATCACCACTGTTCTTTAATTGACCTATACTACCATTCAACAATGTTGACTGTTGTACATTTGTTGCGGCTGCTGGAATGTACTGATGTACTGCAATGCCACCTACTTTACCTGCAATCAACTTACCCATCTCGCTATCTGCGTCAACAGTATAAGTAATACCATTTGGGTTCGCTCTAAACTTATACAATCCACCTTCAGCTTTCAATGGCTGATGGAATAATAAATCGCCCCAATAGAAGCCTGAACCACTGAATGACTTTTCTAAGCCAGGCCAGATTCTAGCAACGATGTGTTCTAGGTCTCCGCGCACAATGCCTCTTGCTCTGTCATATTCAGCAAATGCTTGAGGACTTGTTACACGACCTGAACCATCTTTCTTGTTGAACATATGTTTGTCACACACAACAAACTGTCCATCAACCCCACGACCGAATACTAATGCAGGATATCCATCCCACTTGATAGTAATAGTTGCTGGATTTTGTACGGTGTCTACGATTGCTTGTAAACCACGGCTTGCACCTTGACTACCATTATGAAATACTAAATCTTCTGGGTGCTCAACGTGTGCTTTTGTTAAGTCATCAGCCTCATTGATATGAAGTATCTTATCTGCTAACGCTCTTAGTGATTCTGCGAAATTCATTAGATTTTTCCCTGCTGTTTTAACATAGCGAGTATCTTAGCGTCTGTTGGATCGTTTGGATTCATTGCCTCGCCCGGCTTCCCGCCAACCGATATTTGAACTTCCGGTTGTGTTGTGGCAGCAGGTGCAGGTTGTGCCATATTAATTTCAGGACCTTTTGCATTAGGATCTACTGTATTCAATGCACCTATCTTATCCATTACCATTGCCGCTTGCTTAGGGTCGTTCGTTTGTGCTGCCTTAGCTAACTCATCTGCTAGTTCACCGGGCTCCCACTTATACTGAGCCATATAAGCATTTGCAAATGATGCCAAGTCAAATGGCTTTTTCAACTGAGCTTGTCTATTTTTAGTAGCGTTGTATGAATCAATGAATTTTTTAATAAAAATTTGAGTACTTCTGTTGGCTACTGCTGCCTGACTTGTAGGATTCAACGCTTGTCCTACTGCGGTGCCTGCAGTCTTAGCACCAGCAATAGCCCCTTGTGCTACTGATGATGCTTTATTTGCAATTGCAGTACCCGCTGATTTTGCTAGCCCGCCTATCTTCTGACCGATAGGACTACTAGCAACTTGCTTTACTTTATTTTTAGCGTCATCATACCAGCCTTCGTTAATGAACTCATTGGCTCTCATTATCGTTTTTCCTCAAACTTTTTGAGAATCTACCCTGGTCTCGTGCTTTGATAGCACTGAGAAGTTTTCTCTCTAAAATCTGAGCTTTTTCGGCATCATAGTGCTTGTTAATCATTTCTAATAGATTAATCGCACTAGTGATGATATTGTGGGCACGGCTTTCAATGATATGCTTAGTATCACGATTCTGGCCTAATGCTTCTAATTCCTCTAAAAGACTGCGAGTTTTTCTTTGCATAATTGGTATAGATCCTAATAGTATTTATCAATTTTTAAGGTTGTTCAACAATGCTTTTAATTTGCTGCCCTGCACGTCTGCTACAACTCGCTTTGTTTCCGGTTCTACATGAATATTCTCCCCTACAACCGTAGTCTGGGGCTTTAATTGATTCATAATACTGTGTGCTGATGGCTGGGGTTTATAGCTACTATCTCCCTCAGGATCCTCATCTGTAATACGCATGGTTTCGATATTGTATTCCAAGTCGATTTTCTGCCCGACGCCCGTTGAACTACGAGATTTCATACATTGAATCTGATACTTCCCACGCTCTCGCATACTACGACTTGTAAAGATACCGAACACATTATCTGCTGTGTTAATCTTTGAGATACCACCTGCAATGTGACTGTGGTCAAATTCGATTTCTTCGACGGCTGAACGATTCAACTGTGAAGCTGTTACCATCAGTACTCCTAGTTCTTTAGCTAAGTTACGCAATTCTTCTGATACATACTTGTCTTTGATAAACTGGTCGTTGGGATTAACTTTAACACTGACGGGCATGACCAAGTCAAGATAGTCAATCATCACAAAGTCAACTTTAATACCTGTTTGAATTTGTACTTCTTTCAAGTAACTACGAATGTCGTTAACATTACTTTGTGCGGGCATACCTTTAACACGATATTGACCTGCTTTCTTTTCAACCATCTTAACTCGTAAGTGTGCGTCATCAATATTCTTGCGAATGTCTCTGGTACTCATACTAGTTAACATCGCATCAGTTCTAAGTGATGTAAGTTCTTCTGAAAGTTCCAATGATACATAAACACCACTCATACCCTTTTGCAACCAGTTCAATGCCAAGTTCATCATAACCAATGACTTACCTGAACCTGAGCCGCCAGCAAAGATGTTGAGTTCACCTCGACTAAAGCCACCGTATAACAATCTATCCATCTGTGGCCAGCCTGTACTTACTTGTCCGCCTGCATTAAAGTATTTGTTGATACGAGTTTTAGGGTCAAGAAAGTAATCTGTACCCATGTCTTTTTGTAGACTGATTTGTACAGCGTCTTTGATTAGTTTTTCAACAGGTGCAAACTCACCTTTCTCCAACATGTCGGCTGCTTTAAGAATTGCTCTTTCAAGTTCTTGTCTTTTTGTAAATGCTTCAAACGCATCTAAGAACCAATCATGATGACCTTGTCCTAAGTTAGGAATAGGTTCAACATCAACACCTGTCATTGCTTGAATCTGTTCTCTATCAGGTAGTATATTATATTTTGTTGTGTGTTCCTTAAACAACTCAGCCACTGGTCTCAATGACTTATCA